GAGGTGTACGCCACCAAAGGCAAGTACACCCGCGCCGAGCCGATTTCGGCGCTGTACGAACAGGGCAAGGTGCGGCATGTCGGGGCATTCCCCAAGCTAGAGGATCAGCTTTGCACGTGGCTACCTGGGGAGGATTCGCCCGACAGGCTTGACGCTATGGTTTGGGCGTTGACCGACCTGTCAGCAGGCGTCGGCGCGCTCGTCTCGTTTGCGTAGGGGCTAGGCTATGGGGGCTACATGTGGGCGGGGGGATTATGGCACTGCTGACAGCACGGGAACAGGAAATTGCTAGGCTAGTGGCGCAAGGGCTGAACCAACGGCAGATTGCCGAACGACTGTGCATCTCGCCTGCAACGGTTAAAACGCACGTCGATAGCGCAAGATGCAAGACGGGTAGCCCACGCATGATTGATTTGGCCGTCAAGGTCGCAACCAACCAGTAAGCGCACAGGGGGCGCACGTATGTCCTTCACTATCGGGCCAGCCGAGTTGTTGTGTCTCTTTTTCGCTTCACCCTTCATCATTGCCGGGGCTATCCTGTGGGGCGCACGCATGATCAGCAAGCGCAACGACCCACCGCCTCCACCGCCACCGCAATAAATCCCACATCGGTGGGATAGAAAGCCCGTTCTAAGGTCGCTACAATGTTCGTAGCGGCCTTTTTTGTTTTGCCACCTGTACGGGGTGACTGTGGGTTTTTGGGATAACGTGTTCGGGGCGTTGGGATATGCCAAAGCGCAGCCGGTGGAAAAACCGCCGGGCTGGCTCGTGGCAACTGCGCAAGCCGAAGCCTACAGCGTGCCGGGGCGCGAACTGCCCGAGGCCCAGCTTGAACTATACCAACGCCTCAGTTGGGTGCAGATCGCCGTTAGCAAGGTCGCCGAGGTCGCCGCAACCACGGCGTTTGGCGTCAAGCGGCTGGTGGGCGAGGATACCGAGGACATCTCCAATCACCCCTTCGAGTTGCTGCTGCGCCGTCCCAACCCGCTAATGTCGCGGGCTGAACTGCTCGAAGCGACGCTTGCCTACCATGCCTTAACGGGTAACGCCTATTGGTGGCTTAACCGCCCCGGCAGCAAGGGCGCACCTACGGAAATTTGGGTGCTCCCGCCGCACAAGGTGAAGCCCGTGCCCGATGGCCGGATGTACCTACGGGGATACACCTACGAACCGGACGGCGGGCAGCCCATGCCGCTGGAATTGACCGACATGGTTCACTTTCGCCGCTTCCATCCGCTGAATAGCTTTGTTGGCCTGTCGCCTATCGAGGCGCTCAATACCGTAGCGACCGGCGACATGGCCATGCAGCGATGGAATACCAAGTTTTTTGACAAGGACAACGCCAAACCGGGCGGTATCCTGGCCTTCCGTGATCCCATCGATGACGACACTTGGGCGCGGATGAAGCAGGACATTAAAGACGAGTACGGCGGCACAAAGCGGGCGCTGATGTTGCTGCGCGATGCCGGTAACGGCGTGAACTACATCCAAGCGGCAATGTCGCAGGCTGACGTGCAGTTCCTGGACGGGCGGCGCTTCACGCAAGAGGAAGTCTACGCCATCTACGCGCCGGGGCTGGCGTCCATGCTGGCCGTCAACGCCACCGAAGCCAACAGCATCAGCGGTAGGCGGACGTTTGTTGAGTACGGTGTCTGGCCGCACCTGGTGCGCATTGCCGAGAAGATCACCAACGACGTGCTGCCCCTGTATGGTGACGGACTGGTTGGCGAGTTTGACGACATTCGCATCACCGACAAACAGTTGGAACTGGCCGAGATTGCGGCGTATGGGCAGACGCACACGGTGGATGAGGTGCGGGTCAAATACTACCAGAGTGGCCCGATTGGGGATGAGCGCGGTGTGTTGCTGGTGTCGGAGGTCGGCAAGGGACTCACACCGGCCGGGCAACAGGACGAGGCCGGGCCAGCACGGAAAGATATTCTCGGCTACCACATCGAAAGCGGCGTTGTTACTCGCAATGAGGCACGCGCTGACGTGGGGCTTGGGCCAGTAGACGACAGCCAAGACATGAAGCTGCGTGACCTGCGCGCCAAGCTGGAGATCATGAAGGCGGCAACGGACGCAGGTATCCCGACCGAACAGGCGGCGGCATTGGTTGGGCTAGGGGTGACGATTGACACTCCAGAACCACCACCCATGCCCGCGCTGCCGGCAGTACGACCCGCCCAGCCAGGCACGCCGGACAGCCCGGACACGGGCGATGCCGAACGGCATGACCCCGGCGACGATGCGCAGCAGGAGTTGCAAGCGCGCGAGGCGAAGGCGCTGCGGCGTTGGCTGCGCAACCGGAAGAACCCCGACCCGCTGAAGTTCAAGCGCGAGCATCTGAGCGAAGCTGACGTGCTGGCCGTGGCGGGGGAGATGGGGATCGGCGTTGACGATGGGGAGGCAGACACGGATCAGCCCCCTTTCGGCATGACGGATGGGATAGCTACCCGTGACGAGTGGGCCGCTGTCAAGGCGATGTTGCTGCAACTGTCGCCCGATGACGACGACGCTGAGGAAGCGTTACGGCAGGCGATAGAGGCGCAGGGCGAACGGGCGATCCTGCGGGCGTTTCGGGCGCAATGGCGCAACCTGCTACCGCCCAACGCCGAGGACATGGAATTGAACGAGCTTATGGCGTACATCAACAGTCGGTTAATCGAGGCGCAAGTACCACGGGACGCAATCGCCCGCGTGGTGATCAACGCCGCCGACGTTGGCGTAAACATTGCGCTAGACCAGCTTGGTACGCTCGGCATGGGCTTTGACTATGCGGCGGTAAACAACCGTGCGCGGGCATGGGGTGCGCAGTACGCAGGCGAGCTAATCAGCGGTATCGAGGACACCACAAAGACGGGCGTCAGGCAGGCGGTAGAACGTTGGTATACCAACCGGGAGCCTATCACGGCCCTACGGCGTGACCTGGAACCGTTGTTCGGCGCACGACGGGCGAAGCTTATCGCGCAGACGGAAACGACCAGGGCAGCGAGTGAGGGGCTACGGGCAGGCTACCGTGAGAGCGGCGTAGTTACGGGGATGGTGTGGAAAACCGTTAACGACGAAAAAATTTGTGCCTACTGCGGCGAGTTGGATGGCAAAGTCATCAGCATTGACGGGGCGTTTTACGACGTTCTGCCGCCCGAAATGCAAGAGAAAATGCGCCGCCGTTTTGAAGTGCCGCCCGCACATCCTGGTTGCCGTTGCCGTATGCGGGCGCAGGTGGTGGAGCCGGTGAAGTCATACCCGAATCATCCAGGCAGACCAGGGCGAGTTGGTGGAAGTTTGCCGCGTGGTGCGGGTGGTGGGGAATTTAGAACGTTCGACAACGCAAACGATGCGGGGGCATGGGGTGATTCATCCTTTGCAGAGTGGAATCAAAGTCTTACGAAGTCTGAACGGAGATCGATTGAATTGTATCAAAGTTCTGAGTATCGAGATTTGAACGCCGCGTTGCGCACGGGGGACACCTTAGACAAAAGCCAAAAAGCATTGACGAAAGACATTGATTCCGCACTAGACCGAGCATCAATTGTCGAAAATGTTGTTGTTTATCGCGGTTTTAGTTCTCAATCGTATGTCGATAACTTTGACCAATTACCCGGCACTATCGTTACCGATAGAGGTTATACGTCAACTAGTGTCAATAAGGCGGTAGGCCAAAAATTTGTCGATTACGCCGCCGAGGAAGGATTCGAGCCAATCCTAGCGGAGATACGTCTGCCCGCTGGCAGCAAGGCCGCATACGTCAATACGTTACCGTCACTAAATGAACATGAGGTATTGATTTCCCGCGGTACTCAGTTTCAGGTGATAAGCGCATCCGTAGACAACGGAGTTAGACACGTTGTAATGGAGGCACTACTTGGCGACTGATAAATTTATCTGGAAATCGGAAGATTTGATCATCGCGGCGTGTGTAACATGCAGGCATAAGCGCGAGGGGGGAACATGCGCCGCTTTCCCTAAAGGTATACCGCGCGAAATTTTGAACGGCAAAGAACGACATGAACAGCCCGTCAAGGGCGACAACGGTACTCAGTACGAGCCGAAGGCGGGCGCGTGATTACCGTATCGCTACAGCTTGACCAGCGCCAACTAGACAGCATCAACGCCCGGTTCGGGCATTTGTCGGGTGTGCTGCGCTCGCCTATGGAGGCGAGTCTTGAACTATTGCGCAGCTACATGGCCGACACCTACCCGCCGCCGTTTGCAGGCAAGGCGCATTTCGTCAGTGAGCGCCAACGCCGCTATGTCATGTGGGCGATTCGCAACGGTGTAATCAAAGTGCCATACGTTCGTACCGGCAAGCTCGGCCAATCGTGGGATTACCAGATCACGGTAACAGGTAACGGGCTGCGTGGAACGGTGGGGCCGGGGATCAGCTACGGCATTTGGGTGCAATCGAGCGAACGGCAAGCGGTTATCCACCGGGGCCGGTGGCGCACCGACCTAGACGCAGTGAACGCCAACCGCGGGGCCATTGTGCGGCACTTCGTGGCAGCGATTCGGCGGGCGTTGGCGGGGTAAAAATGGCCGTGCAAAAGGTGGACAAGTTGGTTTGGTAAAGGATCATTTTCTTTACCTGTGGTGTTTTTAGGGGCGATATATGGACAGGCTGACAGTAGTAGCAATCAAGGCGGGCGATGGCGACGAATGGGCGCTGGATGTACTGGGCGTCCCCTATGGCGGG